TAGAACCATTATGTGAATTAGCAGTAAGAAGTTTAGATGAGATTATTGACCATCAAAGATATCCTGTTAAGGCAGCTGAAGTATCAACTAAGGCAAGAAGAAGTCTTGGTATTGGATACATTGGTCTTGCACATTATTTGGCAAAACATAAAGTTAAGTATGCTGACAAAGAAGCATTAAAATTAGTAGATGAATTAACTGAAGCATTCCAATATTATCTATTGGCAGCTTCTTGTGACCTTGCTGAAGAAAAAGGTCCTTGTGAATATTTTAATAGAACAAAGTATTCTGACGGTATTCTTCCTATAGATACTTACAAAAAAGAAGTAGATGAGTTGGTGAAACCAAATTTCAAATACGATTGGGAAGGTCTAAGGAAAGATATTGCGAAAAACGGGCTACGACATAGCACACTCACAGCCCAAATGCCGTCTGAAAGCTCTAGTGTGGTTTCCAATGCTACAAACGGCATTGAACCACCTAGGGATTATTTAAGTGTTAAGAAATCTAAGAAAGGTACACTAAAACAGGTTGTACCACAATATCAACAATTAAAGAATTTTTATACTTTATTGTGGGATATGAAAGATAATAATGGATATATAAATATCGTTGCAGTTATGCAGAAATACTTTGACCAAGCTATTTCTGGCAACTGGTCATATAATCCAGAGAACTATGAAGACAACCAGGTTCCTGTGTCCGTTATGGCACAAGACCTATTGAATACTTACAAGTATGGTTGGAAGACTTCATATTATCAAAATACATATGACGCTAAGAGAGATATTGATGAACCAGCACATCCAGTTGGTTGGAAAGACAATGTAGAAGAAGTTAACCCAGCAACTACTTTACAAGATGAAGAAGCTTGTGATAGTTGTACAATCTAAAGGAGCGTTATGTCATTTTTATGTGTAAATACTCCTTTTATAGATGTGTTTGTCAAAAAGGAATATCTTTATGACCACCAAAAAGGGCACGGTGAGTTAGTCGAAGGCATTTGGTGTACGGCAAAGTCTATACAAGGCAGAGCATTGTATTTTGAAACATACTTACCTGAGTATGGTGCTTTATTTGATAAACTACCAATATCCGCATTTGTGTGGAAAAAAGATTACGGAGAAAGTTTACCGTTAACAGAACTACAATTATGGGATTGTTTTAGTTACGATATAACAATTGTAGAAAAGAAAATGTTAACAGGCCAAAGGGCTAAGTATCTTTCGCCAACAAAAAAGTGGCATAGAGGTTGGTATCTCTTTACGATTGATAATTGTAATGCTACAAATATAGAAAGAAATGTAACTTATAGTGAAATACCAAGTCAACATAAGTCATTTAATATTTTAAAATTAGAAAACGGTCATTTTGCGGCTCAACCAAATAATAGAGTATTATTTTTTGATAAGTCGTTGACACCTAGTGAACTAAAGTTTCCAGACTTTAAAGTTTCTACAGTAGAATATTCAGTAGAAGGCGAAGAAAAATGGACAGCTGGTGATAGTGATGAATTTTTTTATGAACTGAAAGAAGACAAGAATGGAAAATAGTTTATTAATACATAAACATTTAATAGTAAGAGCTGAAATTAATAATCCGCCAAAAGAAGTAACCTCATTCGAGCAATGGCTTAAGGATTTTGTTAATTTCATTAATATGAAGGTTTTATTGGGGCCAGTAGTTGCGTATTGCGACAAGGCCAGGCAATAGAGGAATAACGGGAGTTGTAGTGATTGAAACAAGTCATATTTCTATCCATGTTTGGGACGAACCAGTACCAGCAATGATGCAGCTAGATGTTTATAGTTGTGCTGAATTTGACCCATACAAGATTGCAGAAAAGATAAAAAGTGATTTCAATGTTACAAAACTAGATTATAAATTTTTAAACCGAGAAACAGGTTTAAAACCAATACGATTGAAAAAGGAGAAAATGTAGTGGCGAGAAGTGTGTTTAACAAAGATAAAGGATTAGACTTTACGAAACAACCAATGTTTTTTGGACCTGATTTACAGGTTCAACAATATAGTGATATGAAATATCCTATCTTTGATAAACTAAATCAACAACAACTTGGTTATTTCTGGAGACCTGAAGAAGTGTCTTTGCAGAAAGATAGAAACGATTACTTACAATTAAATGAACAACAAAAGTTTATTTTTACAAGTAATCTTAAATATCAAACTATGTTAGATAGTGTACAAGGTAGAGGACCGTGTTTGGCCTTTTTACCTTTTGTATCTATACCAGAACTAGAAGGCTGTATTGTAACTTGGGACTTTATTGAAACCATCCATAGTAGAAGTTATACATACATTATTAAAAATCTATACTCTAATCCAAATGAAATCTTTGATACTATTATTGAAGATGAAAAGATTGAGAAAAGAAGTAAGTCTGTAACTCAAACTTATGATGATTTAATTCAATTAGGTTATAAATGGCATCTAACACCAGATAAAGTTGATTTACAAGAACTTAAAAAGAAAATGTACCTTGCAATGGTTACAGTTAATATTTTAGAAGGCCTAAGATTCTATGTATCATTTGCTTGTTCATTTGCATTTGGTGAATTAAAATTATTAGAAGGTTCAGCAAAGATTATATCTTTTATTGCAAGAGATGAAAGTCAACACCTTGCAATGTCACAAACAGTTATTAATAACTGGAGAAATGGTGATGATAAAGATATGATGCCTATTATGAAAGAATGTGAAAAAGAGGTCTATACAATGTATGACGAAGCTGTACAGGAGGAAAAGCGTTGGGCAACTTATCTATTTTCCAAAGGAAGTATGATTGGATTATCCGAAAAACTGTTACACCAGTTTGTAGAATATATGGCGAACAGGCGTATGAAAGCAATCGGCCTAGAACCAAGATACGAACAAAAACAAAATCCGTTACCTTGGGTAGACCATTGGTTAAACAGCAGAAGCCTACAGAACGCACCACAAGAAACAGAAATCGAAAGTTATGTGATTGGTGGTGTTAAACAAGATGTTAAGAAGGACCAATTTAAGAAATTTAAACTATAAAGGAAATATGAAAGTTTTTATAATGTCTATTTTTTTACTTCAAGTTGATGTAGGAGGATATCCTTTTACTACACTATTTGAAGAAAATCCAAAAATAGAATTTAAGACAGTAAAAGAATGTGTTAGTGCTGCTAAAGATAAAAGAAATAAAATGTTAGAATCCTCTTTAAAATACCTTGAATTAGGAATAGTTGATGTAAAGATTGACTGTATAGAAACAACACAGTCTAAAGAAGGAACGATTTAACTATAATGTTAGAGAAAAGACAAAAAACTTGTTCTAGTTGCGAAACTAAATATACTATAGAATGGAATATTGAGGTTCAGGATTTAGAACCTTTAACGTGTCCTTTTTGTGGACACGAGGTAGGCGGACTAGAAGATGACGAATTATGGACAAACGAAACAACAGACGATAGTTGGGATTGATTATAGTTTAACAAGTCCAGCTGTTTGTATTAATAATGATAATGAATTGATGTTTTATTATTTGACAAATAAAAAGAAGTACATAGGGCAAATGGCCAAAAATATTATGGGTTTTGAACACTCAGAATATAAAACACCTATAGAAAGATTTAGTCAAATATCAACTTGGGCAATTAATTTATTTAATAGATTAGAATTTAATAAAGAAACATTAAAAGTTTTTATTGAAGGATATTCTTTTGGTTCTAAAGGTCAAGGTATATTTCAAATTGCCGAAAATTGTGGTATTTTAAAATATAGATTACAAGAATTGAAAGTAAATTACGATACGGTAGTACCAAGTGTAGTTAAAAAGGGTGCAACAGGTAAAGGTAACGCAGACAAAGATATGATGTATGAAGCCTTTGTAAAAGAAACAAAAATTGATTTGAAAAAGATATTTGATACGGAAAAAGTGGGTAATCCTATATCAGATATTGCAGATAGCTATTTTATACAAAAGGTAGGGTATGAAAATTCTAAGGGCTAAACAACATCATCCAGACATTAAATTTAAAGTTATAGATATACCTGTAAAAGAAATAAGAATTATACCTCCACTAGAATGGATTGAAAATCGTAGTAAAGAGTTTGATTATCAAACAAGTTTTGAAAAACACGGAATGCTATGGCCTATAGTTGTTACAAGTTATGATTTAGATTGGGTTAAAAAAAGAATTTTACCTAAAAATCCACACCACGAAAGTAAAACTCATCCTGGAGAATTATTACCTTATCTTTATGTACACGTAGGTAATAAAAGAGTATGGTATGCTAAACAAAATGGATATGATAGAATTGAAGGATACATAGTAGATACACAATCAGATAAAAATATGATACAAAAATTACAACACATATCACATAAGTGTAGCTTCAACAAAAGCTCTTAATTATTTAAAAACAGCTATTACAACTTCTGGTCATCAATTCTATGATATACCATTAGTACCTCAAAACACAAACCTATTAAATTTTATAGACTTATACGAAATTAATAATTGTGACGCTGTAATGTTATTTGGAACTTGGGGAAGTGATTTTGATAAAAGACAATGGCATCCAACAAATAATTTAAGAAGACAAGCTTGGTTAAATGATTTAAACACTCTTATAGCAAATTATTGCAAATCAATTAACAAACCATTAATTGTTATGGAAACATCCACATTATCAAGGATTAGATTACTTTATAGTAGAAATACCCATTGGAAATTACTTCATCCAAGATACTATAGAGTAGGACTAAATCATTGGACTTATGGAATGGGTAAATTTTGTAAAGAAAATAATAGCAAAAGATTAGAATATTTAATCAGACAATTTCCTGGTATGAAAGAACAAGTATTAAGACATAAATGGACAAATAATAAAGATGGTTATATTTTGTTATTACCAGGTTTAGAAAATGACCCCACAAGTAGTATGCCTGTAGATCAATTTGTAAGAAAAACAGTAGAAGATATAAAAAAGATTACTGATAGAAAAATTTGTATCAAACCACACCCATTCACATCACTAGATTTTTCAGACTTAGGTGTTGAGATAATAGATAAAGAGCGCACAATTCAGGATGTTTCACCTGAAGTTTATTGTTGCGTTATTGATAGTAGTACATCTATATTTGAAATTATAACTTTAGGTATTCCTTGTATAACATCAACTAATAGTTTTGGAACACCTTTAAAAAATACTGAAATAAATAAA